TTAGATTTTTCAGTTGCTCCTTCTTCTAGTTCAGTAAGAGTTGGTGTATACGCAACTGTTAGTGGGACTACAGCTGCATCAATTGATGACTTAAGCGATGTAACTATAACATCGTCAACAACTGGTGATTTACTCAAATGGAGTGGATCAGCTTGGGTAAATGCTTCTGGTTACGCCACATTAGCTAGCCCAACTTTTACAGGTAATGTTTCTGGCATAACAAAAACTATGGTTGGCCTTGGTTCTGTCGATAATACAGCGGACACAGCTAAGCCGGTATCCACTGCTCAACAAACTGCTCTCGACTTGAAAGCAAATATTGCAAGTCCAACATTTACTGGGAATGTTAGTGGCATCACTAAAACGATGGTTGGTTTAGGTTCTGTTGATAATACGGCCGACACCGCTAAGCCAGTTTCTACTGCACAACAAACCGCACTTGATCTCAAAGCAAATTTAGCTTCACCAGCACTTACAGGAACGCCCACTGCTCCTACAGCAAACGCAGCAACCAACACGACACAAATTGCAACTACTGCGTTTGTTCGAGCAGAAGTCGCCGCACTTGTCAATAGTGCTGGTTCAACACTTGATACACTTGGGGAAATTGCTACTGCACTTGGAAACGATGCAAATCTTTCTACGACACTCACAACTAGCATCGGTTTGAAAGCACCACTTGCAAGCCCAACATTTACTGGCACCGTAACTATTCCTGCAGGCGCATCTATTTCTGGTTTTGCACCACTGGCTTCACCAGCGCTAACTGGAACACCTACTGCACCAACAGCTACAGCGAATACTAATACAACACAAGTTGCAACTACGGCGTTTGTTACGACAGCAGTTGCTGCTGCCACAATCACCGAACTTGATGATATTGGTGATGTCACTATCTCAACCACTGGCGCAGCCCCTACCTACGCTATTGGAGATACTGGTCCTGCTGGTGGAAAAATCTTCATAACCCCTTCAACGGTTGGAAACTCAACTGGTAAGTATTTTGAAGTAGCGCCATATCTCAGCCCTGATATTACTAGGACTTGGGCTACTGGTGCAAACCAATCAGCAGGGGTAACTGGTGCTGAAGGAACAGCAATTGGAACTGGTGAACAGAACACAATAGACATTGTTGCTCAGGTAGGAAATTTCGCCGCAACTTGTGCTGCTGCCTATTGTGCTGATTATACATATGGGGGTTTTTCGGATTGGTTTTTACCATCAAATAATGAAATAACTAGGTTGCAAGCAAGTGCCGCAAGTCTTGGTTCTTTTGGTACTTTTGAAACATCAGCAAGATATTGGACATCCACCGAGGGACCATCGTACAGCGGCACCTACTACCCAGATGCAAAGGGCATGGGCGGTGGTATCGGTACTGGTTTTGATGGTGGTTTTAAAAACTCTGCGCTTTTTGTGCGCCCAGTTCGTTCATTCACTGCTGAGGGCATAAGCACTTCAACTGCTACTTCTGGTGACATTCTTAAATGGAATGGAACTGCTTGGGTAAACGATAACGCTCTTCTTGCTGCTAAAGCAAATATCGCTTCACCAACATTTACTGGAACACCAACTCTTCCAACTGGCACTATTGCTACAACTCAGACTGCTGCCGACAGTACAACAAAGGTTGCTACGACAGCATTTGTCACCACGGCAGACAACCTAAAAGCAAATCTTGCAAGCCCTACATTTACTGGAACTGTGACAACAAGCAACCTAACCGTTAATGGTCCCTTGAAGATCACAACAGCACTAGAAATAGCATCAGTTTCCGCAACTGCAGCAACGGGTACAATAAACATTGACTTCTTATCAAATCCAGTAGTTTATTACACGGCAAACGCAACAGCAAACTGGACATTGAATATTAGAGGAAATAATACAACTACAATGAATACTGTTATGTCAACAGGTGATGTAGCTACAGTAACATTCATGGCTCAGCAAGGCGCAACTGCATATTATCCAACAGTTTATCAAATTGATGGCACAGCAGTTACTCCAAAATGGCAAGGTGGCACAGCTCCAACTTCTGGAAACGCATCATCGATAGATACTTATGCTGTGACAGTAGTAAAAACTGCAGCAAATACTTATACAGCATTTGCTAGTCAAACTAAATTTGCATAATTATGCCACTGTTCAATTCATTTTCAAATGGATCATCAAAAAAGTTTGGTTTTACAAAATTAAGTAAACTAAGTTCTGTTGAATATTTAATTGTAGGCGGCGGTGGAGGCGGCGGAACTTGGGCTGGTGGTGGAGGCGGCGGTGCTGGTGGCGTAAAAGCTGGCACGGCGCTAATATCAACTGGCACAACATATACCATCACTATTGGTCCTGGTGGTGGAGCTGGCGAAGCTGGAACTGCATCTTCTGCATTTAGTATTACTAGCAATGGCGGTGGATACGGAGGGGGAGACAATGGAGCACCAGGCAGCGGTGCTTCTGGTGGAGGAGGTGGACGCACCAACCAAGGAGGTGCTTCTGGAACCGCCGGTCAAGGAAGTAATGGTGGTGCTGCTTCAGGCATGAATGCTGGCGGAGGCGGTGGAGCAGGTGCAACCGGAGGTAACGCAACAGGTGGCGCTGGTAACGGTGGCGCTGGAGGTATAGGTGCTCTTTCTTCTATAACAGGAACATCAACACGCTACGGTGGCGGTGGAGGTGGTGGAGCTCACGAAAGCAGTGCAACTGGTGGCTTAGGTGGAGCTGGCGGAGGCGGCAATGCAAATTCTGGTTGCAATAATGCAAGCTCTGGGTTACCAAATACAGGTGGTGGCGGTGGTGGAGCCAGTGGAATAACAATGGCTTGCGGACAAAGTCCTGGTTCTGGAGGTTCTGGCGTAGTAATTATTGCATATCCATCTTCTTTTCCTGCAGCAACATCAACTACTGGTTCCCCAACGGTTAGCACAGTCAGTCGTGCCGGATATCGAGTATATACATTTACCGGTTCTGGAAGTATTACTTTTTAAGTACAATTTGACAACCGATTATATATAAGCTAATATTTTTATATGCCTGTAGAAGAACAACAAATCAACATAACAATTCCTAAAGAAAAACTCGAACAATGGAATGTATTTTTTGCACTTCCTTGTTATGACTCACATGTAACAGAGCCTTTTATGATGAGCTTTTTACAAGCTTGTCTCTATTTTAAAGAGATTGGTTTAAAGTATTCAGTCTGCACAATTTCAGATTCCTTGATTAACCGCGCAAGAAACAACCTTGTTGCCAAGTTTATGGGTAGTCCAGACTTTACCCACATGGTATTTATAGATGTCGATCTTCAATTTGACAAAGAAGCTATATTAAAGTTATTGTGGCACGATAAGGATGTCATGACTGCGTCTTATCCAATCAAGGAAATTAATTGGGACAAAGTAAAAGAAGCTGCACAAGCCGATATGCCAGCTCAAGATCTTATGGAATATGCCAGCAGATATGTAGTACATATGACAAAGCCAGGTGAGAATCAATTAAATATTGATAACGGAGCAATTGAATGCTACGAAGCTGGAACTGGTTTTATGCTTATCAAGCGTCAAGTCTTTGACAAGATGTTTAAAAAGTATAAAAAGCTCAAGTACAAAGACGACACAGGTGCTTTGATTGGTGCGGAAGCAGAAAATGCTTACGCCTTATTCAATTCTTATGTAGATGATGACGGTAGATTCTTGTCTGAAGACTATGGGTTTTGTCGTTACTGGCAGAAGATGGGCGGAAAGATTTGGGTAGATCCAACTATTAATCTAACCCATTTTGGCAGAGTTAAATATGTTGGAAAAATGCTTGAATTTTTAAAGAGAATAACACAATAATTTTTTAGTTTGCCCATTACTATATTCCTAGTTGATTTTGATGAATTTACACTAGGAGTAACATGGCCCGCTTAAGAATTGAAACCGCACCTGAGATTACCGTATACGACGAATCTTTTGTGATCAAAGCAGCTGCTGGGGCGAGTGCTCCGTTAGCAGAATTTAAAAACTCATCAGGTACAGTAGTTGGCAATATAGCATCAGATGGTACTTTGAATGTTCTTTCTGTTGTCAGCTCAAATGCAGGCACAACATCAACCTCACTTGCCACAAGAGGTTATGTAGACACCGTTGCTAGTGGAATGAATTGGCACGCAGCAGCAGACTACTCTACAGCAGCAGCTCTTCCTGCATGCACCTACGCAAATGGAACTGCTGGAGTGGGGGCAACTCTCACCGGTGATTCAAATGGCAGACTTACAGTTGATGGCAGCGCCCAAACTACTGGCAAATCGATTTTGGTTAAGAACCAAGTAGACGGTAAGCAGAATGGAATTTATTACATTACTGCTCAAGGTGTTGATGGATCAGCTCCGTTCGTTCTAACTCGTCGCTCAGACTCAGATAACAACATTGCTGGACAGGTCAAGCCAGGAGACGCAATATTTGTTGTTGGCGGAACAAATAATGGTGGACAAGCTTTCACTCTTACAACAACTGGTACTGGCACTGGTGGGGCAATAGTATTTGGCACCGACTCATTGGCGTATACACAGTTCACTGGAACTGCAACTTTTACAGCAGGATCTGGTTTGGTCAGCACAGGCAACGTGGTTGATGTTGTAACCGCTTCTTCTTCAAGAATTGTGATCAATGCAGACAGCATTGACTTAGCTACAGTCAGTCAGACAAATACTTCTGGTGCAAACACCACTTCATTTATTAGTGCCCATACAGTGGATTCTTACGGAAGAATAACCGCAACAGAAACATCTTCAGTTTCCTTTGCTGGCTATGCAACCTTAGCTGCCCCAGCCTTAACTGGAGTTCCTACAGCACCAACTGCAGCAAATGCAACTAGCAATACTCAATTGGCAACTACCGAGTTTGTTCAAAATGCTGCAACAATAGCTGTCTCAACTGCCGGCAACAACGCAGTATTAAAATCACTAATCGATGCTAAGGGTGATCTTGTTGTTGGATCAGCTGACAACACAGTTGCCCGTTTAGCTGCTGGTACTGATGGTTATTATTTGAAGGCAAACTCTACAGCTACATCTGGTCTTGAATGGGCATCTATCCCAACTATTAATAACCTTGATGATATTGGCGACGTAACAATTACAACTGCAACTTCTGGAGATCTCCTAAAGTGGAGTGGTTCAGCTTGGGTTAATGCCGCTGGATATGCACTTTTGGCTTCTCCAGCACTAACTGGTACACCAACCGCACCAACTGCAACAGCAGCAGCCAATACAACACAAATTGCCACTACAGAATTTGTTACTACAGCCAATGCTTTAAAGGCTAACTTAGCTGATCCAACATTTACCGGTACCTTAACAGCCAATATTGTAACAATTACGGGAAACCTAACTGTTTCAGGTACCACCACAACTCTTAATACAGAGACTTTGACAATCGATGATAATGTTATTATACTAAATAATAACGAAGCAGGAACTCCGTCACAAAATGCTGGCATCGAAGTAGAGCGTGGCACATCAACAAACGTAGCTCTTCGCTGGAATGAAACAACAGACTGTTGGGAATTCACTAATGATGGCACTAACTATCAGAGAATTATTACTGACACAGTCACTAACGCTCAGGCAGCTAGCTACACATTAGTCTTAGCAGACAGCGGAAAGATGATCGAAATGGGTGTCGCAACTGGCAATACTTTAACGATTCCACCTAGCTCTTCAGTAAACTTTCCAGTAGGCACTACTTTGACAGTACTCCAAACAGGGGCTGGCCAATGCACGCTGACAGCTGGTGTTGGAGTAACCCTCAACGGTACCCCAGGTCTTAAGTTGCGCACAACTTGGTCATCTGCTACACTTATTAAACGTGCAACTGACACATGGGTTGCCTTAGGAGATATGGTAGCGTAATATGGCTGAAAATACTGGTAAAAAGCAAAATAGAAAAGCTCCCAAGCCTACAGTAGCTGCACGGAACTGCAGACTCTGCAGCTAATACCGCAATAACAAACGCTGGTTTTATTGTTGGTACGCCAACAGATACCGCCACAGATAATGCTGCGATATTAAATCAAGTTAAGACTGCACTTACCGATACTGCGGTAACACCTCTGGGTACAGCTGTTTCTTACGAAAGACACGCTCCGTTTTTTCCTCCATACTTTCCGCCATATTTCCCACCTTATTTCCCGCCATACTTTCCACCATGGTTCCCACCATTCTTCCCACCATATTTCCCACCATGGTTCCCACCGTTTTTCCCACCGTTTTTCCCACCGTTTTTCCCACCGTTTTTCCCACCGTTCTTCCCACCGTTCTTCCCACCATTCTTCCCGCCTAGATTTAAGTAGGAGTAATGTTTGTAAGTCCGTTCACGGCAGCCAATGTGATCCCATTGGCTGTCTGGGGGGCCGCGTGCATTTTTGTTAATTGGTTATATAAAAGCGAAAAGTTTTTATCTATATTTAGAACTGATGGAAAGATCCACCCAAAAGAACCGTTTAGCTGTTCTAATTTAATTAAGTCAATAAGTTGTTTTTCTACATTTTTTATCCTGCTGTATTTTTATACGACAGATATAATAAATGGCTACTACCCAAATGTTGCAATAAGAACAATAGCTATGGCTTATATGGCTGTAGATTTTATGTGTCTTGTAAAGGTTAAAAAATATTTAACCAAATCAGTTATACAACATCATTATTCAATAATATTTTTAGTTCTTGTTGCAATGTGTGTGGATTTTAACGTTAGTAATATAGGTCAGTTAGCTCTATTCTTCCTATTTATAGTTACTGCTACGTTCCCAGTTAATCTATATTTTGCGCTTAAACCATATTATAATGTTGACTGGTTAATTGGAATAGCTAAGTATGATTACCTGTTTACAATGGTTGGCTATTTAGTATATCTGGTATTTAATTGGCAATATAGTGTTTGGGGAATTTTATACCTACTGGCAATAACGCCATTGTTTATTGCAGATGCAAAACAGTTAAAGCATCTTCTGCAAGAGAAACCAGGAAAAGTTTTACTTTAGTAAATCTGTAATAGTATAAAAAGATGGAGTAGTAAATCTTTCTCCACTCAACACCTTCTTAACCCCATGAAGATAATTTACATCACCAGGGTGTGCTACAGCTAAACCAGGCTTAGGTTTTACCTCCAGATCATGCTGTGGGTAATAGAGCTCTCCACCTTCAAAGTCATCATTGTAATAGACTAGTGAATTAAGATCATATGTAGGAAAAGGATTTGGCGAACCATCGTTTAGTTGCTTATCAGCATGCGGCTGCTGCTCCAGTCCTGGGAACCATCTAATTATGACTGGTGGTCTAGCAGATACTTTGACCTTAAATGTATCCTCTAAGAGATATTTCATTTTTAATATATATTTGTCTACCAGATTGTAAACATCTAAATTAATTCTATTAAGAATATCATAGCTGCATTGTCTATTCGACCAGTACGAAGCATCATAAGTGCAGGTGCCATCC